TTGAGGTTACGGAGTAGATACGTTCTCCGTTTCCAGTCCCACTCGTCGTCCCCACCAGCAAGTTGCCGCTGGAGTCGATACGGGCGCATTCGGAGCCGTTGGAGCCAAGTGCAAGATAGGAAGTGCCATTAACAATAATGGCGTTATCCGTGCCGTTACGCGCAATCGTGCCAGCGTTGTTATTTCCAGACCCAGTGTTGTATCCAAAAATAGCAAACAGACTACCAGATGTATTTGTGTTATCAAATAATTGCAAACCGTTTTGACTACTGCCCGTGTATTGGAAACGGAACTGTGCGCCTGAATCGGTAGCAGTGGCACCCACCAAAAGCCGCCCACTCGCATCCAGCGTCATCGCCTGCGTGAAGCTGATGGTATTGCCTGCTGTGCCGGAGGGGGCTGTATTCCAAACGTGTTGACCTTGGTATTGGTAGTACGTTGTTGCGTAACCGCCTGTGTTTGCGTATTTAAACCCTGCGTTATAATAAGTGTTTGCGGTTAAGTAAATGCTAGACGGGCTTCCAGAGCCATTCCAAAGCCCATAACCTTTTTGATACATTTCAAAGGCAGTACCTTGACTCCACGCACTCGGCGTCACCCCGAGGCCGAGGTTGCTACCGTCGAATTGCAGCGCACTCCCCGTTGTGAGGACTTTGGAGCCGTTCAGGTAGGCTACGCCGTTGGCAGTGCCATAAGACAGAGTCTCGGACGTGGTAACGGTCAGCTGGTCAATTGTTGACGACGAGGCATTGGTTGCGAGTTCAACAACGTTACCGCCGCTGTCTTTTGTATAGATGCGCTTGGTTGCTGTGTTAACGGCAATCTCGGTACCACCGGCCGAGTTGGTCAGGTCACCAGGAGCAGGAGCGCCAGCGGTGTCCTTTTTCTTGATCAGAATCGTGGTCATGCGTAGGTTCCTCCAGGGATAGTGTCAGTCCAGGTGGGTGAACCGGTACCCCCTGAGATTAAAAATTGGCCAGATGTGCCAGCTGCACTGAATGCGTATTTTGTACCGTCGCCATACGCCACGGCGCCCGCTGTTGGTGTTGCTGTGGCGTTTGTGCCGCCGTTTGCAACAGGCAAGACGCCAGTCACGCCAGAAGTCAAAGGCAAGCCTGTCGCGTTTGTCAAGGTGCCTGACGACGGTGTTCCAAGCGCTCCATTGAACAGCACGACTGCCCCAGCAGATCCGGTGTTGACGGCCAGAGCCGTTGCAACCCCAGTGCCAAGGCCCGTGATCGAGCCAACAGCCGGGGTGACTGTGACGTTTGCGGCGGCAGTCAGTTGACCTTGTGCATTGACTGTAAACGTGCCTACCTGGGTTGCTGAGCCATAGCTTGTAGCAGTAACCGCTGTGTTGGTGATGCTGAAAGTCGTGTTGGTCAGCGTCAGTCCAGTACCAGCAGAGTAGACCTGCGAGGTGCTGAACTGCGAGAAAGTGATGGCCGTTGTGCCAAAGGTGATCGTGCCCTGCGTTGCGCAGATGTACGAGTTGCCCTTGTTCACCGTGCCATTCTGCACGAAGAAGTAATCGTTCTCGCTCAGGTCGCCGGGGCCGGGGCCATAGGAATCGGTGTCAGTTGAGCGGGTCAGGACAGTGCCGCCAGTCGCCCATGTATAAACACCATTGTAGGCTTGGTTGACCTCGTCTTTAACCAAGATGCGGTTTGTGTTAGCAAGGCTGTACCCATCCAATGTGGTCAAAGCCACAGATAGAGTGATGGTCGCACCAACACCAGCCGTGCCATTGTTGTAGGTGACCGTGCCACCCGTCTGAGCGGCAAGGCTTTGCGTAGTCGCAGCTTGAACTGGCGCATGGTAATACAAGCCAGTAGACGCAATGTTGTCCACATACTGCTTGGTCGCCAGTTGTAAGGCTGATGTAGGGTCTTGCGTAACCGTCACCGATGTCAGACCTGCTGGCGTCAAAGATGTACCGCCCAACGCAATGTTGGTCGTGCCCAGTGTAATCAACGAGTTAGTCAGCGCCGAGTTTGGAATATTGCTCAACGTGTTGGTTGACCCGCTGATTGACTTGTTCGTCAGGGTTTGAGTGTCTGTCAGGGTGGCAACCGTGGAATCGATCGCCACGGTGACCGCACCCGAACCGTTATAACTGCCACCTGTCAGCCCTGTTCCAATCGTCAACCCAAACAGGTTTCCACCCAACGCCACACCAGAGATGGTGTAGTTGGACAGGGCTGAGTTGGGGATGTTTGTGAAGGTGTTGCTTGCGCCAGACATTGACTTGTTGGTCAACGTCTGGCTTCCTGTCAAGGTGGCAACAGTCGAATCAATGGCAATGGTGACCGGAGACGAGCCATCATAGCTGGTGCCAGACAGTCCGGTCCCGATCGTCAAGGCGTTTGTAGCAGCAGCGGTAATCGTTCCAGAAGCCCCCAAAGCCACCGTGACACCGTTGAAAGTCACAGAAGAATTGACCAGGGACGCGTTTGCGATGCCGCTGAACGTGTTTAAAGCCCCGCTCATGGTCTTGCCAGTCAAGGTCGACGGAATGTCGTCGTTGACGAGTAGGCGGAAGGCGGTGGGGGCAGCTGCTCCAGAAGTTGGGCCAGCGTAGACGTAGTTAGCTGGCTGGTTTGAGACGATCAGCGCAGAGCCCCAGGACGGCGCGGAAGATCCATTCGAGACCAAAACTTGACCGACAGAGCCTTGAGCCGTCTGCAAAAAACCGTTGCTTCCGTCAGAATACCACACTGCCCCACCCGTGAGGGTGTTGATCTGCTTGCCTGTTCCGCCACGCGTCAATGGTAGCAGGCCGGTATATTCAGTCAGGTTTGCAAAGTTTAGGGCCGGGTGAACGTGGTCACCGCGGGCAGACGTATCTGAGCTGCCAGCCGAAGCAGATCCAAGGGCTGAAGGCGTTAAAGCTGAAAAGCCAACCGTTAGCGTCCGATTGGCTTGCAGGTTGCCGCCTCCGGTCAAACCGGTTCCAGCAATGATCTGGCGGGTATCAGGAACATATCCAGAAATGACCAGGGCGACCTCAGTCGCGTTCGTGACCAGGCCCTTATTGCTGATAGTCAAAACAGGAATCATGGTCCCTGAACCATACGTATTGGCAGTGACGCCGCTGACGGCCAGCTTGTCGCTGGTCACGCCACCTGTCGCGATGCTCAGGGTACGGTTTTGGGATAAGTCTCCACCGCCTTGAAGGCCGCCGCCCGTATTGATTTCACGAGAAGCCGGGACGGAGACGGTCGATTGCAGGTCGATGAAGGGGACCTGATAAGTGATGCCGCCAATAACGCAGACCATGGTCGCCGACGACGTCGGGTTCGGGGCCACCGGCAGCTGAGTGATCGACGTCGGTACGAGGTTCGATGGTACTGTCATGGCACTAGATACTGATCGTTAGAACCGATCAAGAAGCTGTTGTCGTCCTCGGTCACCAATCCAGATGGGTCGGTATTCAGGGGAGTGTCAGGCCTCACGAAGGGCAAGGTGATATTGTCGGGCTGGCGTGGCGGCAAGCGGTAAGGATCAAGCTGATCCAGGTCTTCACGGCACACCCGCAGTCCGGGCGAATTAGGGTCGGAGAACAGTTCGTCAAGGCTCATCTTACGGCTGCAACGCGCGCAGAGGCCGATGCCCAGCACGCTGCGTCCACGGGTGTCAAGCCAGATACTCATCGCGTGTACACCGCAATGTTGGGAGTCAGATAGATCGGACTGTCGTCGCGTTCTTCGTTCTCGGCTTCCAGCAAGGCACGTTGCGCTTTCTGGTCCAAGATGGCGATCATCTGAGGATCCACGGTTGGAGTCTTTTCAGCCACGCGTGAGGCCAACACATAGACGATGGCATCATACCAGCGCTGCGGGACCTCAATTTCCTGCGTCATCTTGCCTACATCCATGATGTAGCGCTTGACCCACACAACGACTTGCGCAGAGACAAACTGGGCAGATGGTACAGGCCATAGATACAAGACAGGGTTGTTCAGCAAACGATCAACCCAGAATTGAAGCGGACGGCCCTCAAATGCTTTGTTGGGCAGGTTGACGTAGTCATCACGGTTCAAGCGAGCCATAGGGATCTCGTTTGGCGTGTTGGCCAGCAGCACTTGAGTCTGGTTCAGCGTCCCGACAGTAGCTCTCACTCTGAAATAGAGGTTCGCTATGGACCCTTGAACGTCAACCCATGTTACGTCATTCGCCACGGCTCCTGGATCATCCTCGGTACCAACCGTGGTCCAGCCGGCACCATCTGGAGACGTTTGCAGCTCATAGCTTGTAGAAGCCCCTGACCATTTAATGCCGATGGTCGTGACTTGAGTTGCAGTGGGGAAAAGAGTTTGGTAAGTTGTTGAAGTAGATGTGTTTACGGCTCCGCCAGTGTTCACAACTTCAACGGTGCGCAAGTTGGTGTTGAGGATGTCCACAATGCCGTTGGGCATGGTGATCAGCCCTTGCGCTTGATAGATGGGCATCAAGTAGCGCTCAATACACCAGAGCTGCAAGCCACGATTGGCTAGCATGCTGAGGATCAAGTAGAGTGCGTCAAGAGCAAAAGCAATCTGCTCTGACGTGATACCTTCAGGGGGAACGCGGCAACGCCAGTACGCGTGGTCAATGACCTTACGCGTGTTGAAAACCGTCGTGCTGACTGTGCCTGAAACTGCCACCGGATCTGCTCCTATTTGTTAAGTTGCGGCTTGCCGAAAGTGGCAGACCCGGGGGTGTTGTTTTTATTTTACTTCATCTGTCCAAATTTTGGTACTCTTGAGAACGTCGGCACACCACCTTTAGCAAGCTTTGCAGCTGCACCGGGACCGTGGGCCTTACTGGCGGGCATATTTGCATGCTTTTCCAGCTTGGCTTCAACGGAACCTCCCTTAGCGTACTTCTGGGTTTCAACACCGTACTTTTTGGCCAGTTTGCTCAAGGCCTTGCCTTCAGAAGCCATCTTTTTGGGTGCTTCTGCGGCATATTGGCCGCCTTTGGCATATCCTTGGGCTTTGCGGCCCTCAGAAAGACCGATTGCGATGGCTTGCTTGCGGTTTTTGACCACAGGACCAGATTTTGATCCGGAACGGAGATCTCCGGCCTTAAATTCGCCCATGACCTTGCCGACTTTGCGCTCCATCTTGGTCATTCCGCCCGTTTTCAGTCCGACCGGCTCAGCCATTTCCTCTCTGATCATGGTCAGAGGGGCTTTTGCCTTGCGCAGCATGGATACTTCAGCCTTTTTGGTTACCGGGGTGTCACGTTTGCCCCTAATTTCACGCATTTCGTGCTGAATCAGAGCCTTCGGTGAGCCGGCTTTGCGCAGCAAGGCCACTTCCTTGCGGACCATGGCTTCAGGTTCACGCTTGGCTGGCATTTTTGGGCCGCCTGCAGCATAACCAACTAAACCGCCGTCGGCTTTTTTGCCAGCTGCCGCAGGCATTGAGCGAAGCTTGCGAAGTTCTTCGGCTTCGTTGGAGTTCAGTTCATCTGAGTACAAGGCTGCACCAACAGGCAATAAACGGCGTCCTACGGCCGCCGCCAGGTCAGATGGGGAATAACCCTGCGACCCCAGCCAATTCAAGGCTTTTTCAACGGCACTCTTGTCATCAGACTTTTTCATGCCGCCCTCAGCGTAGCCTTTGTACATTCCGCCCTTTTTCATGGCATGCGGTGCACCGTACATGGCCTTTGGGATGCCTTTTGTAGACCTTGCGGTCGAGACTGGACGAGCCGTTGGACGGGCTGGTGATGGGGCGAACTCAAATTCGCCGTATTTCAAGTTTTTTCCCATATCATTTCCTTTTTGCGGCTGGCCGCATATTGTCAACGAGATTGGGATAGGGGCGTCCGGCGGCTTTAGCCGCTGCCTTTGCGCTTGCTTTTGCAGCAGACGACAGTTTTTTAGGCTTTGGCAGGTCCTTTGGCCTTGGCTTATCCCAAGGTGCTTTTACTGCGCCCCCACGCTTGAAGGCCATTTTTTGTCCGATCATGTCAACAACTCCATTTTTTCAAGGCAAGGGCTTTTCTGGTCGGTTGGCCCTTGCCATCTTTCATCGGACCCGGCATGCCTGACATACGCGCGCAGAAACTTTTGCGTCGGCCTGCAGCCTTGGGGCTTTTTGCTGCCTGTTTGGCAGATACTGGGGGTTTGAGATTGCCACCGGTTTGACGGTTGTAGGCATCACGACCCTTTTGATTCAAGCCGCCTTTGGGATTTTGTCCTTCCTTGCGGGCCCAGACAGCTCCGCCCTTCGCTACAAAGAGCGTGCCGCCATTCTTACCAAACTTGTGATCGTTTACCATGTTGCAATCGCCACCCGTTTCCAGGTATCGGTCGCCACGCAGACGTATATATAGCTCGAGTCCCAGCAGATGTCGCCAGCGGTTCCAGGGGCTCCAGCCGAAGCAGGAGTCTTGGAGGCGCCAACATTGATCGTGTCACCGACAATGATGAAGTCACCTGTGCTAAGAAACTTGGCCACCATAGTGGGCAAGGCTCCACCAGCTTGAAGCAGGACTTGAAGGTCAAAAGCCTCCGTGCCTGAGCCAACGTTGGTGGAGACTGCGGAGATTCGAGCCCCAATGTTTGTGTTGCTGACTGACGTCTCACACTGAAAATCAAGGCGAACACCAATCCCAGCAGATGGGACACCCGAGGTCTCATGGCTCAATGTTGCAGCAGTGGCTGGCGTGTTGGTGGCCGAGGTCGAGGTGGCAAGGACGGAGTTCTTGTTGGTGAACGTCTTGATCTGATCAGAAGTGAGCTTCACTGACGAGGCCGATTGAACAGACTCAAACAGCTCGGTGCCAACCAGCGATGTGCCTGATGCCAGGTCAGTGATCTTGACGTTTGCCATGATCAGATGCTGTCATAAGGGTTGGGATAGTGCTTGACCATCTCGAGAGTAATGGTGTATGCGTCTCCGGCGGATGCGTCTGCTGTGCTGAACAAGATGTCGCCCGTCTTACCGGTTCCCGCATTGTTAGTCAAGCCACCAAACTTCTCAAAGTCAAAGGTGTATTGACTATTCTGCGGGATGGTTTGAATGAGCACATCTGTCGTCGCATCCCAGTACATCAAAACTTCCATGCCATGGGTGCTTGCGTGAATTTTAGTGATGGTCACCGCATTGCACGCAATCCCATAGTTGTTTGGAAGCAAGGCCGACACATCGACCTTGAGGGCCTTATTTTCACCAGTACCATCGGAGATGTTCGTGAACTTCTGAATCGCCATGCGATCACCATCAAAGATGGTTTGAGTTGCTACTGCATCTGCCATGGTGTTCTCCTAGTTAGGCCTGGGTCACGCCAAGTGCGCCGGCACGTGTGGCATTCGGGCCAACTGCCAGGGCAGGCAACAGCACGCCAACGACCAAGCGCTTTGCGCCATCAGCTGCCGAGCTAGGAGCCACGGTGCCACGTACGTCACCTGTCGTAGTGGTGGCAGTTGCAGTATCGGCGACGGTTACGGTGGCTGCATCTTCAGCCAACACGTTGTTCCAACCCACTCGGCCCAAGTAGCCACGATTGATGAAACGAACGGGGCAGCCAAACACGTCGCCCGTACCAATCGACACAGTCACGACGGGCGAACCACTGATCGTTGCACTGGAGACCTGGTAGAAGGCCTTCTTGCCGGCAGTCGTAGTTGATGCGGCGGTGCCGGTGGCGATCACTTCGCTCATGGCTTGACCGTAAATGTCAAAGCCTGACACGGTCACGTTGCGGTTTGTAGGGGTACCTGCACCAGTAGTCACGGTCACCACACGAGGCACGTCCAATTGGAGGACGGTAGTACCTGCTGCATTGGTGGTTGAGGTGACGCCTGTACCGGCTGTAAGGGTCACGGTGCTTGTCCACACGGAGGCAGCAGCGATGTTGGCAGCACCTTTGGTGAGGGGCACGGTGTCCCACACATAGATACGGCCAAGAGGGCCCACGCCTTGAGACATTGGCGAGGGGTCATCAAGGTTCATGCCCATGTCAGTGACGGCAGAACCCAGGAACAGGTCATCAGAAAATTGAGGCATTTTGTCTTCTCCTTGAAAAGCTTGACAAGTTAAAAAAGTGAGAGGAAGGGGACCGAGGCCCCCTTCCTTTTTTACAGACCAGGAGTACCGTAAACAGTACGCCAGTCAGTCCAACCAGGGATGTAGCGCTCGGTGGCTTTGTAGCGCATGGAGTCGGTTTCAAAATCACCTTCCATGCTCTTCTCGAGCTTGCGACGCATCATCAACTGCAGACCAACCTTGGCATCAGTCTGAACCCACCAAGCAGTGGTAGAAGTCAGACGAGACAAGTTAGCTTGGCCGCCGCCGAGCATACCCATCGACTTGATCGGGTTGATGTCGTTGTTGCCAGTGCCTGCACGCAGGACGGACTTCAACAGCACTTCACCTTGGAAGACGTTGGAAGGGCTCAACACAAGCTTTTCAGGAGTCAAGCGGATACGCTTGCCATTGTTGTCAATGGCGTTGCGGATCTGAATGAGCATCTGCTCAAGCGTGGTTTGCGAAAGGTTGCCCGCAGTGGTCAACAGGTTGCTTGCAGTACCTGCAGCGATCGGGTGGTTGCTAGCAACCAACTGAACGCCGTCACCACCTGCATACGAGCCGTTGAAGGCGCGGTTCAGGATGTTGGCACACAAGGTTTCTTTGGTTTCGATCAAAGACTGAGCCAAGTGCTTGGCGTAAGTCTGGCCGATCGAGATGTGGTCGCCGTCTTCCACGAGGACCTTGGTCAAGGCAAAAGCCAGACCGTAGACCTTATAGACGTACCGAGCATTGAACAGCACACCACCCGATTGGTAGGTGACTGGCATGCCGTCAGGCAACTCAGGGGCAGCGCCGAAACCATAGAGGACGGGTTCCTCATGGTAGTTGCGAGGGATACCTTGGCGCTCTTTGAACACCTGTTTCCACTCGTCTGCACGCTGATCATACAAGCCATCAAACTCTTCGTTCAGGATGGGCTCTACGATGCTGCGAAAGTCCGTACTGCGCATTGGGACAGCCATTTTTTAGCCTCCTTAATAAGCGTTGATGGTTGCGACGTCCTGATGCTCAGAGATCTGAACTTGGACAATCGTATAAGCATCGCCCCAGTTGTTGTCGGGACCAGGAGTGATACCGATAACACGCATTTGGGCGGTGCCGCCTGAAGCCACAACAGAGGCGGTGTCCAACACAGCTTGGCTCAAACCGACGGTAGTGTTACCTGCCGTGATCGAACCGAAGTCGAATTGGTTGCCGATGTTGCTGATGTTCACAGAGCCATTGGCTTGGATCTGGTAAACGATCGCAGGGTCGCGCGTGATGTACGCGGTGACGTCCGTTGCGGGAGTGTTCGCAATGAACTTGTTGGAAACACGACGGCGACCATCGCTGTCGGTGTATTCAACACCCATGAAAGTGCCGACGAGGGCGCCGCCGACCGTGGCAGGAGTCACAACACCAGTGGACGTATTAATCGCCACAGGTTGGTATTGCAACAGTGTCACAGCGGCGTTGTTCGCCAGCGTAAAGGCTGCGGGACGGACAAAACCACTTGCGTGGTAGACCGGCTGCAGACCAAACGGTGCGCTAGAAGTTGACATGTTTATTCCTCAGAGAAAGTTGTGGACCGGTCAAATTTCCTCGAAAGAAGCTCGACCAGGATTTTCACGCAATGCTGCGATACCATCGCCTTCAACCACACGGCCGCCTGCGGCTGCTGCACTCTCTTTGATGCTGTCCAGGACTGCTGTAAGCTTTTCATCTTCACGTGCAGGAGCGTCATGGTGAGCTTCTTGCATGAATCGTAAATAAAGAACCATGGGCAGCTTGAAAGCGAGCATCTCATTGACACCAATAAACCCTTGCCACTCGCCTGTCTTGACGGTAACGTATTCCCAGCCAGGCACGTCTTCGGGCGTAATAGGTTCATAACCCAACCGAATCCGTTGCTGAATGGAGTCTCGGGGGTTAGTGGTGGTCAACCAGCATGTGTGATAACCCGGGATCTTTGGCAGATCGGGCAATGCGTCTTGGAAGAATTGAGATCTAAACATCTCAACGCGATCATCGTCGCTAATAGCACGGTCTTCAGTCACCTTGCGTTCGGTGGCTCCACGTGATTGGCGGACGAGATCAGGGGATTTTTTCAAACGTTCATCGTTCATGACTCACTCCTTTCAGCGAGATGCATTGTTTTCACGGTCCCACTTCGCGTACTGCTTCAAGTAACGCTGACGTAGAACGGCATCTTCCCAGACACCAGCATCGATCATGGCTTGCTTTCGTTCTGGGGAGATGTAGACTTCGCGGCGGGAAGACGACGGAGCATTGTCCCTGCTGGAACCAATGAGCGGACCTCTACGCTGTCCGCGGCGATCGTCGTCTTGACTGTCGTCATAGTTACCGCCTCCTTTGATGTCTGGCAATCGCTTGGCCACTCGCTTGTCTAGCTCGCGCCAATATGCCTCTGTCTTTGGATTATAGCCAGATTCTACAAGAGTTTGATCTATTGCCAGCACAATCTTCGATGCCTCGTCTTTGCCGTCGGGGTCGTACCAGGTATTCCTGGACACCCAGTCTTGGGCAAAGCTCGCGATTTCAGGGTCTGGACCTGGTGCAGGAGCCGGCACTTGGGCTTGCTGATGCAGTTGTTGGGCCGCCTGATTTTGATGGTGCTTATGGACCTGGAGCTGCTGCACGCGCTGCATGGCCGCATCGCGGATACGCATGGCTTTCGCCGCGTCTTCCCCGTTGCCTGCCTCGATGGCCTGGGCCATGATTCTTTCGGCCGCCTTGACTTCGGCCACAGTGTCAGCAATACGAGCGTCGATGCCCGAGATCGTATTGGCCACTGTCGTTTTCTCAATGTTGAATATGCGCTTCTCGAGATCCTCGTTCCGCTGCCTCAAAAAGTTAAGCTCGGTCTTGTCTCGCTCAATTGCCTGTTTTCTACGCGCTGCGCGCTCTGCCTTTTCCTCACGACGTTTGCGACGCAGTTCTTCACGATCCTCATTGTCTTCTGAAAGCCGCGCGTCCTCGTGGTCATCTTCGTCATGGTCCTGTTTGGATTCGACCGGGACAAACTCGACTTCCTGAGGCTTGCCGCCTTTCTGATCTTCATCATCTTCGATGAGTAGGTTTTCTCCTGCCATTGCCCGCTCCTTTCAGCAGTTAGATAAAAGCCCGAATCGCAGTCGGATTTCCGGTGACCTTGGCAAGCATGTCCAGGTCGTTGAACATCACGAATTCTATCTCCTCGTCGCCGGACTTCACGGCCCAGCGGTCACCTCCGTACTTAGGCACACGGGCATAGGTGCCAACTTCACACCACGCGCCTTCGGGCCAAGGCTCCATGGTGTTCCGATTCTTGTAGGCCAATGCGCCAACGGCCACCACTTTGGCGACCTGGGTATTGCTGGCCTCGGTCTTTCGAGCCTCTTCCGGGATGTAGATGCCGCCAGCAGTCTGGCTTTTGGCCTTACGGATCTGAACGATCACGCGCGAGCCGAGCGGCAAATGGCCACAATCGACTGGGGGAAATGCCTCCTCAAGGGAGTCATAGGTGAAAGACATGGGTTTTTCTAATAGCATTCGCTTCTCCGTATGCTGGGGTTAAAGATCTCGGGTGTCATTGTCAATGTCGCGGTAGATGCGTTCAATCAGCTGGATGGCTTGTTCAAGGCCTGCGTAGACGCCATGACGATGACCATATTCAAAGCTGATGTCTTTGCCTTCGCCAGGACGAATCTTGAAGGCATCATGAGCCAGTCGATTCTTCTCGGCGTTGATCACCGCGACAATTTTGGCAAGCATTACTTCTTGTCGCCGTTGGTCTTCTGGACCTGCATCTTAGGCATGGTCTTGTAGTCGGCTTTGGGCAGACCAGGGGTCGGTGCGGGATCTTTACCGCCGCCTTCAACGGACTTGGGGTAAGCCTTGCCCATGGCCAGTTGTTTGTGCAAACTGATTGCTTCCATGATTCCTCCTTAAGGACGGGGGTTGGGGTTGATACCGGTGCCATTGCTGACACCGATTCGGTTGCCGCTTGCCACCTCAAGGGCAGCAAGTTGCTTGGCAGTTTGGTTGTCGGACTCGTTCATCTCGAGGCGCGACTGGATCTGCGCCTGAGAACGTTGGTCCTCGGCTTGTTGGCGAATGACTTCGCGTTGCAACTCGGCCTGCAGTTCTTGGATGCGAGCCTGAATCTCCATCTGCTTCTCTTGGCCACGTGCCTGGATGTCGGCTTGCTTGAGCTGTGCGTCCTGAGCCAGTTTGGCCTGCTGAGTCTGCGCCGTTGCCTGATCCTTGGCCTGTTGGTTTTGCAGCTGTTGCTGGGCGATCTGGACTGACGGATCCATGGGTGGAGGCGGTTGCATCTGTTGCAGCATCTGGATCGTCTGCTCGATGATCTGAGGAATCTGCTGGAATGCTTCCTGGCTTTGCTTGGTGACGATCTGGCTGGTTGATGCCAGCAGCTTATCAAGCGATTGCTTCTCTTCGGTGGTCGCGTCTTTTTGGATCTCGCCAATGTCAACTTGGGCAGCAGCCGAGGCTTCTTCATAGATCTGAGTCGCGTACCACAGCACCATGTGTTCTTTGATGTGGTCAAGCATCATGGGGATGAATGCTGGGCCAATGGCCTTATTGGCGCCGAACATCGGGTTCGTCATGAAGTCCAAGTGGACTTGCAAGTGAGCCAGGTGATCTTGCTCAGGGAACGCGACGATCGGGCGGCGCATCGTGACTGCAATGTTCTCGTTCACAGCATTCAGCTCAAGCGGCTTAGGAGCCGGCAGCAAAAGATCCTTGCCTTGAGGCACTTTCAGGCGCTCAAGAAACATGATCTCGACCTTGCGAAGGTCGTACAGCTGCGGCATCTCCTTGGCACGCTGCATCACGGCTTGTACTTGGGCAAACCGCTGGGTTTCGCTGAAGATATTTGGGTCGCTGACAGGCACGACATTCATCGGGCCTTCAAAGTCGCTGCGCTTGACCAACAACTCGCCAGTCTCGTCGTAGACTTCTTCCTCGGTCAAATAGGTCTTGTCCAGGCGGAACAGTAGCTTCAGCACACGGCCCATGGAGTCATGTAGACGCGCATGGATTGCTGAGAATACAACCATGCCCTGCTCAAGACGAGCCAAGGTCGTGCCGACTGGTGTGTTGGCGTTGCTGTCAGCTAGTTCTTCAAACGTGGTGCGAACGACGTTTTGGCTGGCATCGACAAGGAAGCCAAGCAACTGGAACAGCACTGCGCTGGGCGGGTTATAAGGCATCGGCATCAACACCTTGCGGATGTCGTCTTGGCCGAATGAACCCTCGATCTCCTTGACCTCAGTCGGATCCACACGGTCTGTCTGACCGCCAGCTCCTGACTTCAGCTTCAGCAAGCCAGGGAAGTTGTTGATGTGCGCAGCGTCAAGCAACGCACGCAAGGCACCAGTGGCAGCAGCTGACAAGCTGCCAATCATGTGAATCAGGCCGATCGGGTAAGCACCACGCCAAGGCACGAACGGGAACTCAACGAGCCACTGCAGTTCTTCCTTGGTCTCGTCATCTTCAGCCCAGTTGCGATAGATGGCCAACACGCGTTGCGTTGCCTTGTCCACGCTGATCACATAAGGGGCCAATCCATGATCGTCGCCAAAGTCATGGATGATGTAGCATTCGAAAATTGTGCGCAGACCATCGATGTTATAGCTATCTTGTTGACGGCCTTCGATCTTGTTGTTGGCAGTCTCGGCCTTGGACTCTTCAGGCGGCAAGGGATCAGCCATCAAGTCAACATCCATGTACATGCCGGCTTCAACACGCTTCTGATACTCAATGCGCGTGATGTACTGCACATGAGTCTTGCGTTCCGCTGAGTAGAAGTTGGTCGCGGCAAATGGGAGATAGATGTCATCAATCGCGACGAACATCGGCATTGGACGCTTCTTGTTCAGATCCCAAGTCATCTTGAGATACTGGCCACCACCCAAAGGCAGTTGGGTTGAGAGCTGCTCGAGCTCGGATCTGAACTCGGGCATCTGCTCAGTCATCTGCCAGTTCAAGAACTTGACGATGCGCTGCGCTTTTTCTTGTTTCTCGAGTGTGGGCTCGCCAATGATCTTGTCTTTGGCAGGACCATCAGCAGGGAAGAGCTCTTTCATGACGCGTGCTGAGAAGTCCACGCATCCTTGAGTCAACATCGGGTGCACGACCTTGCTGGCTCCAGTGAACGATGCACCGCCTGGGGCATCATCACCAAGGCCTGTACGACGCAGGCCTTCTTCGTATTGTTCATCGCGCTTCTTGCGAGCCTCCTTGTCTTTTTCCAAGGTGTCGCACAGCGTTGATCCAAGGTTTGCTAGCTCCCAACTCGGCATCGTCTCAGCTAGGTTTGCATAGAACTCTGATTCGCTTGGAGTTGGCGAGTCGTCGAGCGTGATGACAGCACCACCGTCGTCAGTGTCACGGACCGTTGAATCATCCGAAACTTCGTACATCTCGCCATACTTTTGCTCGTTTTCAGCCATTCAATGCTCCGGTCATGCAGCGTAAGGGTTCACCAACCGCGGTTTGTGCTCTCGCTCCACAGAGCCTTTTGGCACTGGCTTTGTTACCGATAACGCGTTGCGGTCGGCAAGTAACCTGAGTGCTTGAGTCGTGCTGTCAACAAAGTCATCATGCTTGATTGAGCCTTCTCCGTGGAAACTGCAAAGCTGCGAAATAAGTGGTTCAGCCCAGGAACGTGGATTACCAGGCCGTTTATCAGATTCTACAACCCAGACGAATCCGTGTGCAAATAAATGCGAAACCGCGTGGAGTCGCTGCAACTTATCTGCGTGGCCCGGATTGTAGGGATATGCGAGGATGTCCTCACGGGCCAGCATCTGGCGGAGGCTGATGCCTGAACCCTTGTCCTCGATGACCAGCAGGTCTGGTGCCTTGCCGACCAGGTATGACTGCTTCGGACCCACCAGCGGCTTGATGACGGGCTTCAGGTCGTCATCTCCGTACCGCACGACCATCTCTTTCTTGACCCGTTCGATGAGGTCTGGCATGCCGAGCCGGTCTTGCCAGCAGTCTAGCAGCAAGAAGGCTGGCTTCTTGTCGTGCCGGAACACGCCCCAGACCGAGCAAGCCGTGTAGTCAGGATCATGGCTCTTGCGATCCGTGGTCTTCTCGCTAAAGGCAGTGTCTAGGCTCATCACGATGTACTCGAATGATGGCAGCGGCTTGTTGGCTGGCCAAAGTTTGAACCAGCTGCGCTTGATGACGCCGGTCTCTTCTGGATTGATGACCTCGGCGTGGATCTCTTGGCGGCCCAGCGTGGTGCCCTCGTACTGTGTAATCTCGTTTAGGAATGACTTGGCCAGGTTCGCTGCGTTGTCGTAGGTTGAACCGCGCGTGACGTGGATCCTGCTGTCCTTTTTCTCGGCATCCTTGAGCAGCTTCCGGACCAGCTCGATGGGCTTCGGAGTCGTCGTGATGATGACCCGTGGATCGTCGCCCAAGCGAAGGCCGAACCGCATCATGTCCCAGGTCTCGTCAACATACTGCCAAGCAGCCAGCTCATCGCACCAGACGCGGTGGAACTGTGGACCACGGAGACGGGACGGCTCTTCAGCCGAAAAGCCACGGATCAAGGAGCCGTTGGTCAGTTCAATCTGGGCAATCGAGCTGTTGTAGTTGGAGATCAGGTGGTGCGGTATGACGTTCAGGAGTCCTGATTCACCCTCAACGCACACCCCTCGGATGTCAGAGCTGGTTGGTGCTATGACGCCGCACCGGACGGCTGGATTGCTGGCAGCATATTGGCCGATGTCCTCGGCTCCGGTCCTTGTCTTGCCAAAACCGCGTCCTGCGAGGATTAGCCAGATGCCCCAGTCGCCTTCAGGCGTGATCTGCTGTTCACGGGCCGTGGCCTTCCACTTGAGTTTCCAGGCGATGTGAGCGAGGTCCTCCAGTTCCAGGACCGAAAGGTTTGACTGGATGGTCGTCAGCTCGGCTTTTGACAGGATCATTTGCCGCCAGCATTCAGCTTGCTGATCAGGTCGGTGATCTGACCAACCAGCTCGAGTCGTGCTTCGATGGGTCCGCCATCAGGTCCAGTGATCTCGACCGACTTCTTCTTGGCGTGGCCATACTGAACCAGTTCCTTCAAGCAGTCTTTGCGAACCAGAAGGTCATGGTTGGGATCGAAAGCCATCTCTGCCAATGCTTCGAGGGGATCTCCATGCTTCTCGACGATCTTGTCGAAGATCTCTTGGCGCTGTACGTTGCGCTTGTTGGGGGTTCCAGCTTTGCGACCGGATCCAGCAGGCTTGACGCCTTTCTGAAAAGCCATTGCAGTGCTCCTTGATTCTAAGTTCCCTCTATTTTAGAGCGGACTGCGCAATCACGTACACTGGCGAGCCCAAATTCCCTATAGTATGTTTTCTAGACCAAAACAGAGTGTATCAATACAATTAAAAACTATTTCTAATATCGCTCGCTCGTCTTCTAGATTGCGCGTCTGAAAAAAGGTTGTATCAATACACTCTGTTTTGGCTAAAAAACTCATCTATAGCTTTTTTGATCCCCTGGCTCCCCGGACATAGCATAACTTGCACAAATTGCTGTATAATCTAACTCCAACCACTCAGAAAGAAGAAAGCACATGACTTTAGAAGACTTGAACCAGATCAAGAGCCTCATCAGTGGCCTTCGATTCATGCAGGCAGCTAGCCTCGTTGAGTCAGGGTTGAATGAGAACAAGCAAGCAATCGCCTACATGAGCAACTTGGCCCGTCTTTCGCGGGTCGTGGAGCAGGAAATTAAGGAGAAAACATCATGAGCCGTCCCATTGAAGCAACATCTCCCCTTGACCTCGACACAGTCAAGATCATCGTCTGGGCCAGCGAGTATGGCACAGGGCAGCCGAACATCAGTCGCTTGTACGACATGGAGGCAGCAGACGGCCTGGATCTTAGCCGCGGCACGTTCTTCAACGCGGTCAAGGGTCGTCCCATCACGCAGCACGTGATTGATAAGATCGATGAGTTGATCGCCATCCGTGGCTGGAGGGCCAAGTGGCTTGAGCATTGCCGTGAAGAGCACAAGAAGCGCGTCATCCGTGCCTTCGAGAGTCCTCCGGCTTTTTGCTCGGTGTGCGGACACGGTTGCCCCAATTGCGGCCCGGCTAAGTCCGAGCAGCGTCGTAAGGCCGTCTTCGGTTACCTCAAGATGGACCCGACCGACCTTGGCTGCAAGGTTCGTGACCACGAGGAATAAAAAACGGGGCTGATGAGGCCCCGTAAAGTCTATTGGCAATACCGGCAACTGTTATTCCCGGTGATTCATTGTTATTCCCGGTGATTCATTGTTATTCCCGGTGGTTCATTATAGTCCTTCCTGGGACTTGCGCAGCTCTTTTTCTGTCATTCCTGCAAAAGTCCTAGTTGTTGCGCCCGCGCTTTTGCATGGTCTTTTGATATCTTAAAGTCCTCGGCCAACAACGTCATATTCCCTGCGCGAGCGTGGAATCTTGCTATAAATTCTAGCCTTGGCAGTAAGAACCCATAAGCAAACGCGTTGGCCTCTTGATCCATTAAAATTTCCTCCTCGGTCTTGGCGTATCGAGGGAACCGCATTTTGCATGATTCCGTAGTTGATTGGTCGTTGTCGCCATCAGGTTTTGTCATGTCAAGTTCCTTTATAAATTTCCAGGTGCTCCATGCTGCTGCCAGCCACTGCGTTTGAGACGTTCATCGCTGCAGAAAGATGCATTCGTTGATGTGCCGTTGGCCCTTGGCATCCACGTAGGATTCTCCGCAGCCAGCAGCCCATTCAAAGAACATGACAACCAAGAAGGCCATCATGGCAAGTCCAATCAGGCCTTGGACCACGAACATGGCAAGGCGTTTTAGTAAGGATTTCATACCGTCTCCTTGTTAAAAATTCCATGCAGCAGCGTCTTGAGTTCGCTGACGCCGCCGTTGACGAAGTGAAGGTTCGGATGCTTGCGATACTTTGCCTGCACCGAGTGGTTGATGAACTTGGTCATGAGGATCGTATGGTCCTTGTTGAATGTATAGCGACTTAGGGCTTGCTCAGCCGTCACGAAGGTGAAGTCCACGCCAGGGTTCGATTGCTTGATGCACTCCATCTGCACGCCAAGTAAGCCGACGATGAGGGCCGTGGGCCGACGGACCTTGGCTTCCTTGCTGCGGATCGATAGCTTCTCTAACTCGTCAAGCCCCCCGCGACCGAAGGCCAGCGGTTCCTCTTCAACTGGTTCTTCAACGGCAGCTGGCTTTGCTTGTGAACGCGCCTCAAGTTTGGCCACAATCCGGTCAGCCACCGCATCGACGAGCAGCTCAAAGACTTCGCCCAGTGTGTCAAGCTTCTTGACTGGCTTAGGAGCTGGCTGCACGGGCAACGGCTTGATGACTGGCTCAGCTGCAACCTTGTTGCGATGCGCTTCAGCCTTGGCGCGCGCCTCGTTGATCATGCTCTTGTACGTGAACACCTTTTGGTCGGTGATCTTTTGACGGCGCTCGTAAGGTATGACCTCCTCTTGAGCATGCTGCAGCAAGCCTTTGTTGCTCATGGTCGGAGTGACATAGCAGATGTCAATCATGCAATCTTGCAGCGCGCGCTTCTCATCTTTTGTCCAAACGATTCTCATGATGATTTCCTTTCTTCTTTCTTAGCCCGGCGGAATTGCCGTGCATGGTTGCATTCTACTGCGCAACCGCGCACTGCGCGCAACTTTTTTGCAAATTATTTGCGCAGGGACTTATACTAGCCAAAGTCGGTCCTCCTAGAGGTCCCCAGAGGGGTTTTCTGAGCATGGTCCATGGTTTCCTATTCTTTTGGCATTTCAACATCCCTGGGGCTCACCTAGTGACCCCGGGCCATCTTTGGGCCCTTTTCAGGTCCTGCCTGATACTTAAAAGCCCATGCCATAAACTTATTTGTACGAAGTGCAGCAGTGCGTGGTAAAATGCCCCATCGAAAGGAGCCCACAATCGTGCATGTAGCTGTAGCAAAAAAGATCGCGGCCGAGAACGGCATGAGCCTGGAGTACAACAACAACATGCGTCTCTACGTCTTGCGGGACAAGGAGCAAGGTTGGCCTGACCAGTTTTTCCCTGGCAGCGTACTGCGTACCATGGACAACGATGTCTTCATGTCGTTCTTTCTTCGCATCAAAGAGTAAGGTTTTGGGGGCGGTGGTAAGCCTGAGTAATTGGACCAATAAACGGTAGTGCGGCCGCCAATTCCGTTGAGCTCCAGCAAATAGTGCCACCGTCCCCATCCTCTCAACTCAACCAGTCCTTCCATTCGTCGCCAAGCACTTTGGCTGAGAGCTGCTTCTTCGACAGCAGCGCCTGGACGATCTTCTCATCCACTGATTTCCGGCAAATGAGGTCAACGTACGTGACCGCGTGCTGTTGGCCAATGCGGTGAGCACGGTCCTCAGACTGCAGCCGGTGCTCCAGGTTGTAGCTGTTGCTGTAGTAGACCACGTTGGTGGCTGCGGTGAGCGTGATGCCGAAGCCGCCGGTCTGGGGGTTGCCGACGAAGTACGTGCACTCGGGGTCTGTCTGGAAGCGGCGCACCGCCTCCTGCCGGTCCTCGTTGGACGTGTCTCCAAAGTACGAGACCACGGCCTTCTTGCCGTACTCTGCTGCCAGGGTATCTTCAATGGCCTGGATGTCTGATCTGTAGTTCGCCCAGATGATGACCTTGCCAGACGCTTCCTCCAGCACCTCCATGAGGGCCTTCATCCGGTTGTTGTCTACCGGAATAACCGTACCATCGTCAGTTGTGAGGTGGCCGCACACCAGCTGGTGGAGTCGAAGCAGCTTGGTCAAGATGATGGGTGCCGACACCAGCTTGCCATCAAGTTCAGCCATGGCCTTTTCCTTCAGGCTCTTGTAGTGCTTCTTCTGGTCATCGGTCAGTTCGACCTCGTAGAACTGGTAGATCTTTTCAGGCAAGTCAAGGCACTCGTCTTTGGTGCGGCGTGATGACCAGCGCTGGATCGACTTCGTCAGCTCCTCGAGGTTCTTGAAGCCTTTGACCTTAGTAAACGCGCGGTTACCCGCCGTGATCTTGACCATCTCTGCATATTTCGCCCTGAATGTGTAGTAGCTGGTGGAGCCCAGCAAATGGGGGTTGAGGAACCAGGCCTGACTGAACAGGTCTAGGGGGTTGTTGGTGACTGGGGATCCCGTCAGGATGCGACGATAGTTCGCCTTGCGACCGATCTTGACTGCAGCCTTCGTGCGCTTGGCGTCCCTGTTCTTGATCGTGGTCGATTCGTCGATGATCATCAGGGTCCGGTGGCAGTTGACAAATGACTCGGCCACCTGGTAGCTGCGGTCAAAGGCCAGTGCCTCGACGTTCATGACAAACACCTTGAGAGGCTCCATCGGCGTCAGCAGCAGATCGTAGCTCTTCTTGAGCTCTGTGTTCGCTGCGCTGTCCCAATATGTGCCGACCCACTGGATGTAGTCAGGCATGTGATCTGGCAGTTCTTTAGTCACCCAGTTGCGATATGAGCCCTTATTGCCAAGGATGAACACGGCATCGATCTTGCCTGTCGCATACAGCCATGCAGCAGTGTCAATCATGGTCTTAGTCTTGCCAAGGCCCATCTCCCAGAACAGGGCGTATTCGTCCATGTCCCTGCTGCGTTTGAAGTCCTCATCCTGATGGCTGAAGGGCTTAGTCTTGTACTTGTAGTCGATCATCGTCTTTCTCGCATTCGCAATAGCCTTGACACTTGGGGCAATCGCATTCCCCAATCCACTTCATGCCGCATGAGTACTTCTCAAAGAACTTGCGGCAATGTTCGCACTTTTGTTTCTGATTTTCATTCATAGGTCAAAGTACCTTTGTGTGCGTGGCGTGATGATGTGGAGATTCTTCTTGGTTCGTGTCATGGCCACGTAGAACACGCGAATCTCGTCGTCTTGGTTTTCCTGATACCCGTTGTAGGTCTTTGGGCTCATGTCAGTGATGAGCAGCACGTTGTCCGCCTCGCCACCCTTAGATCCATGGATCGTGCTGATGGTGATGCGGGGGTCGCCGCTGAGGGATTCACCTTGACGCAAGGCAGCCAGGAAATACTCCTTCTCCTCGTCGCTGATGCGGTCCAGAGCCGTGTGCCAGATGGCAGTTGTCTGCAGTCCATACTTCTCCTTCAGCAGGTCCATGTTGACCATGTCTTCGGTCAACGTCTTGAGGTTCAGGTGGCCGTGGTCTACCATCCGCTTGGACATGTGGGCATAGACCAGCTTCAACTGATCGGCTTGAATGTATTCACCCTTGCGCAGCTTCTCCCAGCTCCTGATGGCCAATAGTGCCTCAGACTTACGAGGGCTGGTTCCTTGACACTCGTACGCGTAGCCCTCACGATGGCATAGTTCAACCAATTCCCTGAGCATGTAGACATTCCTAGCAAGCAGGAGCCATGTTCCTTGGCTCATGTCGACGTGTTCGATGTCGTTGTGGTAGGTGATGCTGCCTTGGTGCGACGCGGGCTTGAAGGCTTTTTCACGGCGACGAGAAACGGATCTGATGACGTCATAGCTGAGATCATGAACCACGGATGGGATTCGGTACGACTGATCAAGAATGCGCACGTCCCCTTCGAGTCCGATGAAATGATCAACGTCTGCCCCTGCCCATCTGAAAATTGCTTGATCATCGTCTCCCGCGACGTACGTTTCATCTGCCTTCTCCATCATTCGTTCAACCACCAGCCACTGCAGCTTTGACAGGTCCTGTGCCTCATCGACTAGCAATGCCTTGAGCTTGGGCACAAAGCCCTCGGTCCGCATCAACTCCAGCATGTCGGTGTAATCGATCAAGCCAGAGTTGTCCTTGTATTCCCTCAAGGCTTTTGCAAACTGCTCAAGCTCAAACCATCCCAGGTCGTCGTCATTCAACTCTTCCCACTGTTGCTTGAGGGGTACGCAGCGGATCCTGGCCATGCCTTCAACAAACCGCAGCTTGTCGCCCTGAGCCATGCCAACCAAGGTGCCATCCTCACCGGTCTGGCGGCCTGTGATCTCAACACCCAGCTCATCGCAAAGTTCTTGGTAGTGAGTGTGCTGCATGACCTGCTGCCTTGAAAGTCCAAGCTGGCGAAATGCCAGGCTGTGAATTGTTCTAAAGAACGGTAAACGGTCGGCATCAAAACCAAACCGCGCACGCGCCTTATCACGCGCCGCGCTCGTGGCCTTCTTCGTGAAGCTGATGAAGCCAATATCTTCTGGTTTCACGCCCTTCTCCAGCAGCCGCTCGATGATGTGCATCAACGTCGTCGTCTTGCCTGTTCCAGGAGGACCCAGAATAATGTTGGGCTTAGATGAGGCTTCCACTGCTGAAGTCCGGTGTCTGATGGCCTTTGTCTTGGAATGAGAACGCAGGAACAGACCAGACCGTGGCCCGCTTGCCATGCAACTTGTAAGTATGAGTCTCGCCGCCGTAGTCACGGATGGCCGAGCTGATCTGATTCAGCTTGAACTCCTTGAACCTCTGCTTGTCAAGGAAGTTGATGAAATCAGCCAGCCTGAACAGGTGGCGGTTGTCGTCGCGATCATGGAATGGCTTGCCAAGCAAGATTTCATCCAAGTGCTTTGCCTGCGCCTTGCCGGTGCAGAAGCGTTCCAGCAAGTCGATGAACTGGCCCTTGGGGCTTGCGTCCTCAGGTGCCTCGATGATGACCACATCTTGCAGCAGCGCCTGGATCATTTGATTCCACTGCGTCAAGTTCATCCTTGGCGGCATGTAGTTCATGGCCTCCATGCAGCGCTTCTGGAAGCCTGACTGGTTTTGCAGGTCTTCCGTTGACAGCGACAGGCGCATGCCATTGTCCATGTCGAGAAACCAGATCGGAGGATCTGTGTTATACTTGCTAAGGCTAGACAGCCGTGGGGCTCCTTGCTGGATGCCCACTCCGAATTTGCGCATGCGGCACCTGCCAGCATTGCAGTTAGGTCGCAGTGGCGACCTGCTGCACGTGTACTGGTAGTCGCTGTTCTGCATCGACTGGATGACCCCCATGACCTCAGACTCAGGCAGTGGTGGATCCATGACCTCGATGTTCAACAGCTTGACCAGTGGCTGCCAGTCATCGGGCCGCATCTTGCGGGCCAAGACGCATAGATTGAACAGGCCGTTGTTGCGTGTCCCTTCAGGGAAGCCAGTCTGTGCCAGCTTTTCAAGGCATGGAGGCGCATCCTTGAATGCTCGCTTCTTGTTCTTGGCTTCTGCAAACCGCAGGCGCACGAAGTTGGCCCGGGTCATCTTGAGACCTTCGGCAAAGGTCAGGAATTCTTCTATCGGCATCGGGCCGCCGTTTTCAGCAACCCCGTAGCGGGAGGTTTGATCGCCCTCGAAATAGGGCATGTTGATCCAGTTGCCAACGTCGCCACGTTCGGAGAGCACTTGGTCTTGCTTTGGAAAGATCTCGCAGCTTGGATGCCCGATCACGCTGGCCAGCTCAGCGAGTTTCCTCTTAACGTCTGCTGCCGGAATCGATTCCGAGAAAAACATGTAGATGTGGGCGCCGCCAGATTTGCTGCGGCAGACGACGACAGGTGCCTTGGCCTTTGCGCAAGCATCAACCGCGTCTTTCAGATCAAAATTCTTGTATTCGTCGATGTCAATCGCACCAAAGAGGCATGTGTTATCCTCCCTGATCGGCACGATACCGATGCCCTTTGTTCCTGCTAGGTGCGCGTCCCAAAGCTGCTCTGTTACTGCTGCTCGTTTTGTGACTGCTGTCCCCTGAACTTTGAGGCCGGTATTCTTGCCATCGATGTCATAGGTTCCATAGGCGCCTGTGTGCCCGGAAAATAACGCCATGAATCTTTGTGCAAGCATATCTCTTCTTCTTCTGTCTAGTTGATAAAGGAAGCGGCCGAAGCCGCCTCCGCCTTATCCGCCGCGTGTAGCTGCCTTCAACGGAGTATTCGTCACATTGTCGGTTTGCTGAACAACTTTGACCTTGCCCATGTCCGCACCAAGCATCGGAAAGATGTCTTTAATATGGGACATCGTCGTCTCCAGCCGCAGGAGCATCTGCAGGTGGCTCAGCAACCTTGACGAGACCAGCAGTAACGTCGACTCCAAACTTCTTAGCTGCTTCATAGACAGACTTGTCTTGTACGATCTTCGGATCGTTGATCAGCCATCCGTACCAGCTGTTGGCATCCTTTGTTTCCATGCCTGTTCCCACATGATAGCTGTGGCTAAACGGAGGAGGCGTAAACGACTTGTTGCCGACCTTAATCTGCAGACTCATCATCTGACCCAACCAACGACGACTCTTCTTGAGCTGCGTAGACGACATGGCGATCAAGGCTCTTTCGAAACCGTCATCAGACAAGACCAACACATAGTGATAGGCGGTCGTGACGATCAAGTTGCCGTTGGGCAAGACGTCTTGGTTGCGTTCGTTCTTCTTGGTCTTTTCCAGGATCTTTTCATCCATGTGTTCCTTGACCAAACCGCCGCCTGCTTCCCTAGGAGTCCACTCGACGTAGCTCTTCTTGAACGCGCAGGGAATGACGCGGACTTCTTTCATCAACTGGCCAGTGACCGTGTTGATGATCAGGCCCTCTTCAGCACCTGGCACCTTGGTGGTCCCACGCAGCTCTGGCGACAATGCCTGCAAGATCCTCAGGTACGGGATTGCAACGTCGTTTGCCGTGACATTCTCGAAGCCCATACCGGCATCGGCCAGCATGTCGTCGGCAAAAGCAACGACGGGCAGGTCAGACTGCTTCACAGCCACCTCATTCTTCTTACTCATGCTTTGCTCCTTTTGACTTTAGCAATTTGGCCGATGTACACGTTGAAAAGTTCAAGAGGAAATTCGGCACCACTTTCCACTTGCTCTTTGACAAAGGCTGTCAAAGTCTGAGGATGAACACCCATCTTGCCAGAATACTCCAGACCCTGCTCTTCCAGCTGGGCTTTGAATTTTTCGGCTTTCTCGTGCTCACCGCGATTGAATGTCAGGACGACTTCGTCTTTGATCAGCGCTTCGTGACCATGGTCTTGCAACCAGGTAAAGCACTCTTCGCGTTTCTCGTCACTGATCTTGGCGCTGTAATACGGTTTGACGGTCACTTCGCTGCCGTCTGTGAGCGTAAACTTTGCCACACCAACTTCTGCCATGGCTTCGGGCAACTGCTTCTCAGCAATGTCCCTGGCCTGTTCCTTTAAGAATTTCAGACGCGTTTCCGCATCCTTAATCTCTCCATCAAGATCTGTGTAGCGCTCGGCGAGCGTACTGATCTTGCCAAGGCCTTGGTCAGTTGGCATCTGACTGTCGGCCAGCATTTCATCTTCAAGCATGTCTAGCTCCTGTAAGGTCCGCCTCGATGGCGTAGTAACGATGCTCTTGGCGATCCCACTTGAGCATCTTGATCTTGCCACTATTGAAGCCAGCGGCAATTGCAACGGACATACCGATGGCAATGGGGTCGCCAATAGCCAGCAGAAAATCGCTGTCCGAAAAGTTGCGCAGCTTGTCACGTAAGACACGGATCGTCGGCGCAGTGGCCAACATCACCTGCCCAGGTGGCAAGAGCGTTTGCAGTTCGCCGTATTCCGCTGCAGGCAACAAATTGAACTTCGGCGATTCTTGTACGACATAGACTGTCATTGCTTTCCTCCAACTTGTGCGTGACGCACGACGTATTCAGTACAAAACGGGGGCACATTCATGAGCAGTCCGTTCATGTTGTCCCAATCAAATGGCTTGCTGCAGGTCCAGATCTCATAGAGAGCCATGTCTCGTTGAACCTGGAGGACTTTTAGGACACTTTCGTTGCGAGCCACAACAAACACACGTCCACCGGCTTCTTGACGCTTACGGTGCCACAGGTATTGTTCTGGCCGCAACTCACATTGGCCCTTGGTATCCAAGACCTTGAGCTCCAACCAGAACTCGGTGCCCTCCACGCACATGTTGACGTCTGGGGTTCCGCGGGTCAGGGCGTTTTCGACACGCTCCACGTGACCCGGCAGCTTGCCCTTGACGAGTGCCCAAAACTGGCTCTCTTTCACAGTTTCACCTCCACCGCTTCTCCCCAGTTGGGTCCAAGCTCGCAATCTACTTGCAATGGCACTACCAAGTCCACGCATGTCAGCATCTCCTCACGAATCATTCGGGCATGATCCAAGTCACGAACACTGAAGTCCAATTCATCGTGGATGGTCAGATGAGGGACTTCGCCTTTTTTGAACAAGTTGATCATTGCCAACTTGATCATGTCTGCTGAGGACCCCTGGATGACTGCGTTCATTGCCTTGTGGACAAAGTAACGCTTCAATGGGAGTCCGTACTTTTCCTCAGCCAAGTCCTTCTTCAAGGGAATCAGGCCAGGGCTATACTTAGGTGGACCAAACAGCTGGAAGCGACGGCGGCGGCCCAGGAATGTCTTGACGTAGCCGCGGTTGGTTGCGATCCGAGTGCATTCCTCACCAAGCGCCTTGATGAAGGGCACGTTGGCGTGATACTGCTCATAGACTCGCTTGGCCTCTGCTGGCGGCAGCCCCAGCTGGGTGGCAGCCTTAGCAGCTCCCATACCGTAGGCCAGACCCAGATTCAGCGTCTTCGCGTTCTTGCGACTGATTCCAGCCATGTCTGCAACGAGCTGATGGTAGTCAGTATCAGGATCGTCAAGGTAGCGATTGCGCGCAGTCTCAGCTCCAGGAAAGCCGCGGAGGTAGCTGTAGTGAACCGTGACACGAGGCTCTTGCTGCGAGTAGTCGAAGACACCCCACTGGCAACCTGCTTCTGGTACAAAGATGCTACGGATAAGAGGCGCCAGCACCGGATCTCTTGCTGGTACCTGTTGCATGTTTGGATTAGCCGACGCAAAACGGCCAGACTTAGTCCCTCCACGGTCGTCACGAACTTGTCTAAATGTCGGGTAAATCTTGCCATCTTTTTCCATCTGAATGATCTTGCTGTCGATAAATACTCCACCGGCCCGGTCGAGCTTCCGGACCTTCGAAATCAAGGAGAAAAACTCATGTTCACTAGCTTCGAGGTACTCAGCGGGAAAACTAGCATTCCCCTTCTCAGTCTTTGGGTAATCCAGCTTCAATGCGTCACTGGCTGCCTGTATATCATCACCAGACCAGATGTCTACGTCCCGCTCTGCAACCTTCTTCAGCTGCTCCATCAGCTGGCCTTGCTCATCAAGTAATTGAGCCTTGATCTTGTGGGCACGGTCCAAGTTAATCGGCACGCCCTTTTGGCGCATGGCGACAATGACGTCGACCAGCTGCGTCTCGATGTCGAAGACGTCCCACAGATTCTCGTCGCGCAACAAAATCTCTTGCAGCGCAAAGATACGGATCGGCAGGTTTGCATCCTTGCGGCCATAGGGGGCCACCTCGCCGGCATGAAACTGCCAGAGGTTTTCCTTGACCTTGCTTGGGTGGATGCCGCGACGTACAGCTGCAGCAATCAGCTCTGTCTCGTCCTTGTGTTCGCCCAGGTAAGATTCGGCAAGGGCGTCAAGCTTGTAGGTGATGCGGTCTTCATCCAGCAAAGGCTCAGCGATCTGCACGTCGTACTTTGGACCATTGACCTTGACGTTCTCGGTCAAGAGCCATTCCAAGTCATACGGCAAGTTTGCGCCGATCTTTGGGATGTCTGTCTTCAGCATATCCCGCAGCCATGCAAAAGCATTGTCAGGGTTGAGGTTCCCACCTGCTGCATGACGGACAGGAAAGTACTCAGCAAATCCGTCATCTGTCGCCACAGAAAATCCCACGATGTACCCATCACCTCGAACTCCTCCTGGCCCTTTAGTCATTAAATTCGCATCTCTCGTCTCGCAGTCGATAGCGATTCGCTTGGCGACCAGCAAGTTCGGGAAATTGCTTGGTGGCTTGTATGATGTGACGTCCATTTTTTCTCCAAAGTTCTGCAGCCTCCGAATGCGGATATGGCTCGCTGTAAATGATGGTCTTGCAACTTGTGTTCAGCAGCAGCTTTGTACAAGTCATGCAGGGCATCGTGGTGACGTACGCGGTCTCGATCAGCATTACATCCTTGCATTGGAGGAGCGCGTTCTGTTCCGCATGGATAGCTTCGCACTTGTCCAATCCAGTACCACTTGGCAGATGAGCACCGGCACAAGGATGGTCAATGCAATGAGCAGAGCCACGAGGCACACCGTTATAGCCAGTAGCAAGTACGTGACCCAAAGGACTGACAAGCACGCAACCCACAGCCCGCCTCTGGCAAGTACTGCGTCGACTGACGAGCGAAGCCATGGAAACAAAGTAGTCATCTTTGCTCAGTCTTTCCATGACGAGATTTCCTTCAAGAATCCATTGTGAACATGGCCATGCGCCAGAGTCCACAAGTGGTTGACCAAATGGTCGTAATCATTAAATTCATTGAGGTCGATGGGCTCATAGTCGCCAAGGATCTCGCCTGTCAGGCAGGTCTCAGCCTTGTCCCAGTTCTCTTCGTACAAGTGTTGGCTGGCTGCATAGAAGTGCAGTGCGCCAAGACCAATCTTGATTCCCTTCTCACGCAGCAGCAAGCAAACGCCGGCAGCCAGCATGCTGAAGTTGAACCAGTCGTAGGGAACACCTAACCAAGCATCAGACGAGCGCATGTTCATGAAGCAATGCAGCTTGTCGCCACGGATCATGAATTGGCAACTGATCGTGCAGGGAATATCCTTCGACTGACGAGGGTTAGGACGCCAGATGGTGATGACCGCTTGACGAGTGTCGTGATCACTGCACAAGGACTGGAGTACATGGCCCAGCTGGTCGCGTACTCTTGGGCCATACGCTCCAAAGAAAAGGATGCCGTCATCAGAAAAGTTGCTGATCGCTTTACTAAACGGGGCGATTGTGCTGACGCGGTTATCGCCAGACATGATCCATGCGGCTTCTGCAGCCATAAACTTGTAGCCAAGTTTGCGCTCCTTAATCGTGATGACAGGCTGGTTCATATCGATCATCGACTTGTAGCCCAGCAGCTCCTTCGTGCGTTTGCCCCTCGGACTCGTGTCGTGACCACTGGTCATGATGACATCAAGTAGGCCAATCCAATTCATATTGGTGGTGTTAACCATTGATGATCTCCTTGAGTTCACGCATGAACTCAGTGCGCTTGTTGAAGCGTTTTGCAAATGACGGGTGCATGATGGTCTGGTGCTTGACAAGGCAGTAGTAGCTCAAGGTCTTGCTTGCTGATTCGCCAAGCGCGATGACCTTCGAGAATGGCAGCATGCGCAAGCAGTCGTTGATGTGCAGGCCACCACTAGGACTGTTGGCATCGATGTACACGGCCTGCTGCTCATCGAACAAAATCTCATGGAGGCAATCTGCAAAGAACTCGCTGCTGTTGCCAAAGTCATACCATGGCCAGTTGAGTGCACGAAACTTGCTGTTGGTTTGGTCGCCAACGAAGATGATATTTGCTTCGCCAAGGTAGCCTGCAAAGTTCTGATGCTCAAGGCGCAAAGCCTCAGGCAACTGGCGCATCTGACGATGCTCGATCACCGATGCAGCCATGTTGCAGAAGATATCAAGGTCTTGACCTTCAACGTCGTAGCGATAAGGCAAGACATCATTGCGATGACGCATGCCATGCACAGACAGCTGCTGGGCGTAGTCACGATCATGAACAGCAAAGCCGCCTTCAAAGAGCATGTCAAAGCGAATCCGCACTTGATCGACGTCTTCGTACATTTCCTTGCGCTCTGACTTCAATTCCTCAAAGCGCTCACGATGACCCTTTGGCGATTGGGTGATGATATACAAGCCACAGAACCTGCGCACGATGCGATCCATGATCCGGCCCATGTGAGGCCAGGGGCTGCCACCACGATAGACGTCTGCGTAGATGGCTTCACTCATCCACAAGCGATCGATGACAACAAGCCTTTCACGCGACAGCTTCAATGCACGATGGAGAGCTGCCGTGTGATACAGCGGCATCTTCTGGGGCCAGCGGTACGTGTTGTGCATGTAGATACCATTGAAGCGCTTGCAAAGAGCCTCGGCAAGAGTGGTCTTGCCTGTACCATCACAACCATCAATGACTATGAGGCCTTTCATTCTTTCTCCTTTCTGATCAGGTCCGTGAGCGTTGGAGCCACGAATCCTGGAGGTTTCACTATATCATAGGTGGACCCGCGTTTGCTATCTTCTGTCCTCAAAGCGCGCATTTTTTTCATGTTGGCTTCGTGGACTCGCCTGAAGCCTTCATTGAACGGCAGGCCGGCCAGGTAAGCAGCGCCAAGCGCTACGTACACCAGATCGATCAGGCCGTCAAAATACTCCTCAAGGTCACCGTTGATGGCAGCAGCCCTGATCTCGTCCAGCTCTTCTTGCAGGTGCCGGTTCTTGAGTTTCCAGATCTCCTCAAACGGAAAGTCTGGTCGATCAGTGGGCTCCAGTCCAAACTTCTCGTGAAACGCTGCCACCATGTTGAACAAGTCCATGCTCACTCTCCAAGGTAGTCAAACAGAGGCTGCCAGGCGTCGCTGCTTGAGAGTGGTTGAGCAAGTTCTGCAAACTTAGGGGGTGTGAACATCTCCGTTGTTTTCGGCAGTTTGACTCGCCAAAGCACGTTGCGTGAGCGGTGGGGATAGAGCGGGGCAAAGATAGTTGCCAGGTAGTTGCTGTCGTAGTAATCACGCAGGCGGCTGAACACTGCATCGAGGTCATCTTTTTCAATCATTTCCTTGTAGTCTTTGATGCTGGCAAACGTGCCATAGTGCGCCTCTACTTCCAAACCGACCTTGTGCAGCATCAATTGCATGGTGGCGTAGGTCATCTCGTTGACGTGGTTGTCAGCGGCTCCGACCTTGGGGTCATAGACTGGTGTGCTGAGGAACGCCACGCCGTCATCTGCCAGGCGCGCCTTGATGCCTTCCAGCATCTTGTAGGCATGCAGAGGCTCGACGTGCTCAAGGACCTCAAAGCAGGTGATGACGTCAAACTTCTCGATGGGCAGTTCGCAGTCAGGGAAAGCGACGTTGCCAATCAGGGTGGGCTTGAACTTGGTATTCTCGAAGGCCTTGGGCATCTCGAGCTTGTTATAGTCAATGCCGATGTAGGTCAAGCCGTCAGAAGCCATGCGGCTCGTCATCAGCATCTTGGCCAGTGGCACGTCACGACCGCAGCCGATGTCCAGCAAATTGCAGTCCTTGCGATTCTTGGGTTGGCCCATCCACTTGGCCACGTGGGTCCAGCGAAGGCAGTGGGCGATGTAGTCGCGGTGAATGAAGCCGCGTTCCTCAGCCTGGTCGATGCTCAGGTGGGTATTGTCAATGGTTTTTCCTCTGGCGTTGGCCATAATTTTCTCCTAGAGTGGGAAGGCAGGGGGCCGAAGCCCCCAGGGTTTAGGCGGCTTCAGCAAACTTGACGGCTAGGTCAAGTGCTTGGCGTTTGCGGGTGGCTGCCGAGCCAAACCACGCGCTTGTCAGACGCTTGTCTTGGTCAGTTCCAGCGACGTGGTCATAGTAGTACGTCACGGCGTTGAATGCGCCCCACCAGGTTCCGGCTGAAGTCTTCAGATCAGCGCCTGGCTGGGTGTGCACGATGTCGATCAGGCGGTTGACCGTGCGGCCAAGGTCTGAACGATTGACGCTGCCATCTTCAGAAGCATCAAGGGCAGCAGCATACTGTTCTGGGTTGACAAGCTTTGCGAAGAACTCCATGACTTGCTGGTCTTTGGCACGCTTCTTAGACAAGAACTCTGCCTGCTTCTTGAAGATGTCAAGTGACTTCATTGCAAGGCCAACTTTTTCAGCTGCTGTCTGCTTGATCTCGTCGTCGAACGCGCGATCGTGTGACATGCGAAATGTGTTCTCTTTGTTTTTATTATCGCGAAGTGCGGCCGTCAGCGTGTTATTGCAGACCACGCGGATTGGCGTGAACATGATCTGCAGGCTGCGGCCCCAGATGTGCGGGTTGTCAAGCAAGATGTAGCCCTGAACTTCGTCTTTGCCGCCCAACATGAAGCCGCCATTGATCTTGGCAAGGCCCCAAACGCGCTTGCCGCCGTGAAGAGAACCGGCAGTCTCCATCTTCATGTCGCCGGCTTTGCAGAACTTGCTAAAGAACTCAAAGACGTCGTGGTTTTGGGTGGGCGTGTAGTCGCTGCCGCAGACGCCAAGAATCTTGTTGTCTGTGTCGCGCACCAATGCGTAGTGGCTGTTCAACACGTGGTCGAGTTCGTCTACGACCAAGGCTTTCTTCTTGACTTGCCAGTTAAGTCCAGCTGCATTCAGCATCTGTGCGGGCGTCAAGTTGTCAGCGACAGGGGTACCAAGGCCGTGCCAAGGGGTCTCATTGGCATAAGCCATCGTTTCAACTTCATGAGCCATGATATATATTACCTTTCTTCTTTCTGTTTGTTTGTGCCAGCGGGATTGCTGTGCATGGATGCTATTCTAGCGCGTAAAACCGCGAGCTGCGCAGTTTTTTGCAAATAATTTTAGGCAGGGACTTTTACCAGCCTCCTGGGGGCCCAAAAACCCTATAGAGTGATTTTAGAGCCATAAAAGAGTGTACTTGTACAAAAAAGAACTGTAGGAGCTATCGTTCGCTCGTTCTCTAGATCACGCGAGACCAAAATGGGTTGTACTGATACACTCTTTTTTCGTCTAAAAACTGATCTATAGCGTTTTTGCTTATTCATCGCGGAGGGGTCCATCCGTGCTTCTCAAGGTACTCAAAGATGCCCTGGATGTGGCTGTCACCCCCCATGTCTGTCGCCTGCTCCCAGACGCTGTCCAACGTATCGTTGTCGACAATCTTGTTTGCAATACCGCGCTGCAGCGGGGTTACTTGCGCCGGGTCCCTTTCTCCACGCTCAATCTCTCTCCATCGTTTTTGGATTGCCTGGTCTGCATAGTCCACCAGGTCCATTTCATCCGCATTGTGTCCGAGTTCCTTCAAGGCATTTTTGGCTGTTTCGTCCATGAACTCATCATCGAACAGGTCTAGGTACGAAGTCTCTCTCCTGGCTTCTTTTGGGCGACCGTCTTCCAAGATCTGCTCAAGCCATGCCCTCTTGCTTGAGTTTCCTGTAATTTCGTCTAAAAGACTTCCGTCTTTGCCCGCAATCTTCTTGACGGCTTCGAGCGGCAGCCCCGTTCTTTTGGCGACTGTCTCTAAATCAAGACCAATGGCCTTCGTGACATTCAATAAGTTTTCCGGATTGCCAGCTTCGACATCAGCCCAGAGTTGAGAATGCGGAATTTCACTCAGGTCGCTCGTGTTGTAGTACTCCGCAAAGTCTTTTCCGTGCGCTTGCTTGAAGGCTTTTTGAGCTGCTTTTGAACTTCCCCAGACCTTCGCTACGTAGTCCGCGATCTTGTTGGCAGCGGCGGCTTCGTCGATTGCAGGAGCAGCGGACTTGATGGCCTCACCAACCACCTCTTTGGCAGCCGCCGGCAAAATTCCCTTGGCTGCCTGGCTCAGGGCCGCATTCCCAGCCTTCTTCAAAAACTCGCGGCGAGACATCGGGGTCTCAGCCGCTTTCTGAACAAACTGGGCAAGAGGGGCAACTACATCAGGGGCTGGTTTTGGAGCCACCTGAGCAAGAGGGGAGGTTGGCACTACGGTCGGCAGATTTTCAGTCTGAGAGACTATTGTGTTTTTAAGTCCTAATATTGTGTTTTTAAGTCCTAACAGACCGCGACGAGCAAGGTCGACTTTGCCTCCGTCATTCATCTTCAGGCCGACCAAGGGGCCGAAGTTCGTGCTCATCATCATGCTCTCCTCATCTGGGCAAGACCGTCCGCGTTAGTTATTGTCAAAATCATGGAACACATCAGGAGCCCATTCAGTCTTTTTGAGTTGTTCTACCATTTTAGGCGTAATGTTGATGCCATAATCTTTCATGTCTTCTAGTGACATCTTGTACATATCTGGAGAAAGAATGTCTTTGATTGGTATGTTGTCCCCTTCTTCGGAGATCTTTTTATGAAGAATATCTACGCCTTTAGAGATCTTGTCGTACACTCTATCTGGCATCTCGCCTTCACCATATTGATAAAACAAATCCTCTGCTTTCTCAATTGCTTTTTTCTCGGACGTAGATAAACTTCGAGAAATAAATGGCAACAACGCCTGGTATGCCTCAAACAAGTTTTCACCATGTTGTGCAGCATCATCATAAAAATTCTCAAACATTTGGTCTATGTATAAATTCTTGACTGCGTTTTCAACGTCCTTTACAGGAGAGACTTTCATTGGAGTGGCCTCAAGAACAGCTTGCTTAAGTGCCATGGGCACTGCGCCTTTAGTGGCTTGAGAAACTGCAGCCTGCACGGCTTTTTTCAAAACATCTCTACGAGATATTGGTGTCTCAGCAGCTTTTTGAGCCATTTGAATGAGTGGAGAGGCAATATCCGGTGTCTTGACTTCAGGAGCAATATGAGATGGTGGAGACGTTGGAATCCGCGCAGGAAGATTTTCTGTCGGGGCCAGTATCCTGTTTCTGAGCCCCAAAAGGCCACGACGAGCAAGGTCGACTTTGCCTCCGCCATTCATCTTCAGGTCGACTAAAGGGCCAAATTTGTTGAAGAACTGGCGCATTAAGGCCACGTCTTCAGGGCTGTAGGTATCTTCAAACCGCCGCAGCTTGGAGGCTGGTATGTCAAACTTGTTCAGCATCTCAAGGCGAACACGCGTAGGACTGCCGTGGAGGACCCGTAGGAGGCCTTCGGCTGCTTCCTTGACCTTCCCTACTCGCCCACCATTTTCGAAGCCCTGGGGTTCATCCTGTATGACCGGGGCCTGTTCCTTGGGCTCTTCTTGGACCGGTTGCTGCACTTGGGTGGCTCCAAGGCCAACTGCTGGGGCGGCCCCAAACAGCTTCTGGCCTTCGGTCGTGATCCGCTCCTTCATCTTGGGGGTCACATCAACCGTAAAAGCGCGAAGCGTCTTGCCTGGCTCCACGGCCTTAAGACGTTCAAGTGCGAGGCCACGAAGCGCTTCTTCATGAGCTTGAGCTGAAATGTCCTCAGGCCCATACATCAATTCTTCAAATTCACGTTCCCAGTCCGGGTGGTTCGGGGTGATCCCTTGTTGTTCAAGCCTTTGGGTGGCCCGAGTGTGCGCCACGTCCATGACCCGCTCCATCAGCTCGTCATCATCCGCATCGTCAATCTCGTCCATTTTCCGCTGTATGTCGCGCTCGGTCGGCTTTTTGGTTTGTGGCTCCGTCATCTGGATGTCCAGATAGTCTGTCTTGGCGTCAAATTCCTTGCCGGCGTACTTGCGAACGTAGTCAGGCAAGCGCTTGTCGTAGAAGGACTTCATGCCTTCACCGCCGATGGTCAGGTCGTCGCCTTTAATGCTCCCTCCACGCACCGAAGGAAGATCGCGGCCCAGCTTTTGGGTGTCGAGCCATGTTTCATAGATCGTCGACATCTCATGTTCAATCCCCCTACCAGCCGGAGTGCTGTCTACGTTGTCTTCCCAGTTCTTGATGAACCGTTCTAGCCATGATCTTTGATTTTCCGTCATCTCATCGCCGTGGGTAGCAAGCAGGTCATCGGCGCTCATTTTAGGCATTGGACGAGCAGAAGAACCGGGCAAGTCTTGAAGAGCAGAAGAACCTTCTTCAATTTGCTTTGCAATACTGGAGCCAAAGACCTCGCTTAGGGTCTTGCCTTCAGCTTGGCCATTGGTGAAGATACCGTCCAGCACCGTGCCACTAAACACAGGACGACCGTTCTTGATGCCTTCAACCAACAGGCGGCCATCTTCGGTGGGAGAATATTGGATTGAGTCAACGACCTGGCGCATGATTTTCTCATAGCGCTTGACCTGTTCAATCCCTGGAGAAAACGCGACACGGTCATAGCCCTCTTTGGCTGCCATGTCCATGATCTCCTTAACAGCCAGTTCGTGCCACGTATCCTTGAATGGGGCATCGGGGACCTTGTCGCTTAGCTGATGTCTTTCTTTGGAAAGCTCTTTGACGATGTCAGTAGCAGGAGAGGTCCAATGCGTGCGTTCTTTTGCCCCTCTTACCGGATTGCCAGTCTCAGGGTCAACCTCGATGACAGTCACAGACCAGTCGTACTTGGTTTCGTCTTGGGCTCGCTTGGTTGCCCACTGCATTGCCGCGTCTTTGTCAACACCTACACTCATGGCGCGTTCTAAGGCCTTGTTGTAGGCTTGTTGGAAAGCAGGACTGTCTTCACCCACATTGAAAGAGATGACTTTGTCAAAGCCGCCGTAGCTTTTGACAATCTTCCCAGGTTGGAAGTAGTCGCGAATCTCGTCTAGGGTCAGTCCATTACTCTTGATCTGTTCAATACGGTCATTGATCTTGATAAGCTGGTATATATCTTCCTGTGTCCGATAGCCGTAGTTCTTGGGAATCTCTTTTTCAAGTTCGGCCTTCCGTTCCTTGGCCAATCTGAGTTCAATCTTTTTTAGGCGTGAAACGTTGTCGTCATTCAAGACCACAGTGCCAATTTCGCTTCTCAGCTGCTCAATTGCCTGGTTACGGATACTGGGCCCTTCTTTTTCTAGCCTTTTCTTGATGTAGTCCTTGCGAGCATCACGGGCCCGTTGATGCCAGTCAGATTGGATCTCGTCAACGTACAGGACCTTCTCGCCGTTAGGACCTTTGCGGTCACTGACGCGGAAGTGAGTCAGGGTGTTGGGTACGTCGTAGTGGCCTGACCTGAAGCCTTTGCCTTGGTCAGTCAGCTCGTTGATCAGCTCGTTGATGCGTGAATTGATCCGGCCAGCTTCTTCCTCAGTGATGCCAGACAGGTCCCTTCCCAGCAACTCATGGAGCTCATTTTTCTTGACGTTCTTGGCTTGCAAATTGGCTTCAGGCAAGTGCAGCAAGACCTCACGGTAGTTTTCACCGCCTGGCTGTGAGAATTTTTGAAATTTGGTCGCGTACTTATCCAAGTCTGTTTGGTGCTGCCTTTCAGCAAGATCAATTGCTCTGTGCAGATTGCGAAAGTCTTCGGCTTCCTGTGGGCCCAATAAAATGCCATTGCGATCAACACGGATGCCAAGTTCTTCTGGGGACAAGGTCTTGAGCACGTCACCAGAAGCAATCTCACCAGTCTCGACATGATGGAAACCAAGCATGCTGGTATCTTCAGGATTGACCACGGGCTCAATGCCATATTTGTCCAAGAGTTTTTGGTAGTCTTCAGGGATCTTTGGCGTGTAGTCCTCAGGGACCCCAGCACCAAGCACCGTGCGCTCAGGGATTGGAGCCTTGTTGCGTTTTGCGGTCTTCAGCAGCTCTTCTTGCGTGATCTTAGGAGAAGCTTGCAGTTTTTGCTTGATGCCACGAGTCTCCAGCTCTTCTTGCTTCACGCCAGGAGTGGACTCAAGTTGCTTCAGGATCTGCTCGCCCGTGCCTTTTTTCTGCTTTAAGGTCTCAATGGCCTTGTCAACAGCGGACCTAAAGCGGCCAACCTTGCCGCCATACTCGTACTTCTGGATCAGGCCACCAAGGGCCTTGTGGTCAGGTTCAAGGACAGTGCCCAAAGTTCCACCAAACACGGTGCCGATGCCGTAGTTGATGGCCTTGGGATCAATCGTAGGTGACAAGTATTCGATGGGAGCAGCGGCAACCTTGCCGGCCATGCCCATCTTCTTGGCCCCACTGAGCAGCTTGTTCATCAAGGCACCTGGAACCGGCAACTGACCAAGCATCTCACCACCTGCATAAGCAAAATGCTCAAGGGCACCTTTGGGCTCATCGATGCCCATGTCCTTGCGAATGGCTTCCTTGATCTGGCCGGCCTTTTTGTCCGCAGCAACGGCAAAGTCTGGAGCGTACTTTTCATCAATCACGCCTGCGATTGCAGGGATGGCGACCGTGTTGTAGTAGATGCCAGGCGTTCCCTTACCAATACCAACCTTGCCTTCGTCATCGAGACCAGACCACTGGCTTCTGAAACCAGCAATCGCTTGGCTGATAGCCTTCTGGGCTGAATCAGAACCTTCACGCTTGACTCGTTTGCCTGCAGATGGGTAGATACCAAATGCAGCCTTGTCAGAGCCTTCCAGCTCTTTTGTGAGCTGGCGCATCTCTTTGACTCTACTGGGTTTTTCGTACTTCTTTTCGAGGTCACTCATTGTCGAGGCTCCGGATGATGCGTTTGACTTTGGCTTCGTCGTCCTCTTCCTCATCAGCCGGAACTTCGGATTCAGGAGCCGCTTTACGGGTTGTGGGGGCAGCAGCTCCAACGGATCCCGACACCGTCTTCAAGCGTCGAGCAGAGTTGTTCTTGTCTTCAATGAACTTGGCGCTGCTGGATTCCAGTCGTTTCAGGGTGTCGTCGACTTCCTGCATGCTGCCTGACTTGAGCATCTTGGCCACTTCGCCGGCGGTCTTTTCATCCAGCGTCGTACGGGCTTGCAAGTACTTGAGCACGCGACCGACCACAGAGCCAGGAGACCCTGCAGCAACGTCAATGGCTTCGCCTGCGATGTCGAAGATGCCGCTGCCTGACTTCAAGTCTTTCAGTGCTTCTTGTTTGTTAGCAGTTCGGCTGCCGCGGACGATGTCCTGGGCATTGCGGAACAGCTCAGACTCACGTTGCAGGGCGGCTTCAAAAATCTTGTACTCGTTCGGGTCCTCAAACAGGGCTTCCAGGCGCTTGCGAGTGGCTGGAGCCCCGATGATTCGCTGCGCCGCGTTGACTTGCTGAGGAGCATCCATGACCTTGGACAGGAGCGACTGAGCAACACCTGCACGCAGGGCGTCACGTTCGGCATCGGACATGCTTTTGACGAGCTTTTCTGCTTGGGCTGGCAGCATCTTGGGGCTAAGGTAGTCAGTTCTACCTAAGCGAAGAGCATCCAGCACTTCCATATCGCCTGCGTATCTGGCCCTGGCTGCAGCGTAGTCAGGTACGTTCTCGTCAATGACGCTAACGAATGCCTTCTTGAGGTCTTTGAGGGCGTTGGCTTCTGCCTTAGACATGCCTTCGCCTTTGTAGCCCTTGTCAATGATTGCATCGATGCCGCGCTTGATGTAGTCAAGGGTGCGGACATCAGGAATCTTGCCCACGCTGATCATGTTGCCGTCTTTGTCGACATCGTAGATGTCTTGCAGCTTGAAGCGGCTAGCATCTTCGCCCTTGAGCTCTGCTGCCCTTGCTTCCTTGTTGGCGATGGCCTGGGCTTCCTTGAACGCCTTCTTGAAGGTGTCGTCCTCCAAGACCTTCAGGATGCGGGTATCGTCCACTGAACCATGGGCATAGGCCTGGTCGTAGAGGTCGTTGGCGTTGGCACGAAGCTTGCCCATCAGGGTATCTTCTTGTGCCGTGTAGTCCACGCCCTTGCCTACGTCTTTCAGGGCACGGGCACCAGCAGCCTCACGGCCACCTTCCAGGCGTTCATTCAGGCCTTGACCAAGGATCTTGCGGCCAGGACCTGGACGGGTCACGACGGCTTCACCCAGTGTAGACAGGGACGGAGTTGCATCCATGATGGTGGACTTAACGCCGAGCTTCTGGTCTGCCAGCATCCGGTCCTTCAGGCCCTGAAGATCCATCTCATCACGGCCCATGGCTTCAAGGACCTTGTTGGTTGCCCGCTGCTCAACTGCGTTTGGAGAAGGTCGAATGGCATTCTTGACGGCCTTGACACCTTGACCAGCCACTTGGAGGCCTTTGGCTACGGTAGGACCAAGGACTGCGCCAGTAGCTCCGCCAGAGACGGCACCAGAACCACGCTCACCCTCAACTGCAGAACCCGCACCTGAGATTGCACCTGTCGTGCCTCCAGCAACTGCAGCCTTGCCAGTCGTCCCAGTCATAAACTTGGGAACATACTGCATCAGTTTCTGGGCAGCCATGCCCATGCGACCTGCTCCGGTGACTGCTGCCGGGGTACCAGCACCAGGGATCATGGCCATGCCAATTGTGGGGATCGCGCCAGAGACCAGTTCCGTGCCAAGTGCAACAAACGGATGCTTTTCTTGGAAGCGCTGATAAGCCTCGCGCTCTTCCTTGATGACTTCGTCGTAAGGACGACCTTCCATCTTGGCGCGAACACGGGCAATCGCCTCGTCACCAAAGCCAAGGCCTAAGCCCTGACCAACAGCGCGGCCCATATTGGCCCAAGACGTCTCACCGCCGTCAGCCATGTGGACTGCACCGCCATAGGCGTAATGGCCAACAGGACCGCCAGCAGCGTCGGCTTCAGGGGCAGATTGACGACTGTAGGCACCCTTGCGGATGTTCTCCATCTTGGTCTGGTTCAATTTCAGACGACGAGCCGCTGCCGCAATGGCGCGGTCGAAGATCTTCTGGCGCTCGGCGTCAGACATGCTGAGGGACCCCTGAAGGTCTAGCAAGATCTTGCGTTCGCCCTCAGTTGGGTTACTACCGAAGATTGTCTTCAACTGGTCAAGAGCGTTTTGGGCGACCAGGGATTCGAGGTCCGTGGTTGCTGTCACGCCTTCTGAGTTGCCGACGCCAGGGATGTTGCGAGCCACTGTACGGCGGGCACCAGCCCCAAAGCCCTCGTACGCTTTGGGACTGATCTCTTTGGCCTTGGTCAGGGTCAAGATCACGCCCTTGCTGGCGTTGACGACGTCTTCAGCCTCAAACAGCTCCTTTTGCTCGGTTGCGCTGAGGTTGACGCCCTTGCCTTCGCCTGCCAAAGCTTTGACGCGCTTCTGGTACTCAGGGGTCCCTGGAGTCAGGCCTTCGTCCATAGCCAGTTTACCGGCAGGAGACATGGGCTTGTCTTTGTCGCGTTCAGCCTTGGCTTCTGAGGGAATGTGAAGGAGCTTGTTGAGCCGTTGTCTGTAGATTGCCTTGTCAGCCGCCGGCACATTCGGGTCGTTGCTCTTCGCGATGAGTCGATCGATCTCATCGGTCTTGGCATCCGCTGGACGCGTGGTCAAGTAACTGATGCGCGCTTGCGCATTTTTCTTTGCACCTTCAGACGCATTGGGATCCTCGATGACTTCTTGCAGCTTTTCAATTTCGGTCAGGCGGTCCTTAGGAGTCGCCCTAGCCAAAGCAGAAAGAGCAGTGATCTGTGCTTTCTGAGCTTCACCCTTGGTATCTGCTGCAGCTAGCTGATATTTGAGGTTCAGGTCTTCTAGTTCTTGGGTTGCCTTACGGCGCTGAGCAAGAGCCTCACCAGTCGTCTCGGCAACATTACCAAGAGTCTCACCAAAGCTACCAGTGCGAGTAGGCTTGCCGAGAGCGCCCGCCAACCTAAACGCAAGCTCTGCCTGATCCGGACCAGCGGACCTAGCCATGATCCGCTCACGCGCCTTATCCAACAGGGCCTGTTTTTCAGTAGATGCTTTTTCACTTTGTTCCAGATATTTAGTGAGCAAGGTTTGAAGTTGCCCGGTATAAGGATTGGCTGCGCCCCTGGATGAGGTGTAGCCGACTTGATCCGCACTAGCTTGTCCGCTTGGGCCAAAGTCCAGCGTGTCTTCGTTTTCGTCTAGTGGCATGTTGTGTCCTTATGGTGCTGTTTTTCCACCAAACATTTTGCTGAGACCGTAGCCTGTAGCCAAAGCAGAGCCAAATTGCGACAGTGGAGATGGCTGGTACACGCTTGCGGGTCCAGTAGCAGTCGTGGTTGTTGAGGTCGGAACCGTCAGGCCACGGACTGCGGCATTCAGGAACGCAATGTTGTTGCGCTCGTATTCGCGCTGGTTCAGGAAGTCCTGATAAGCTTGATCCAGTGAGCGTTGTGTCTGTTGTTGCTGGCCGGCTCCTGCAGCTTCCAAGGCTGCAATGTTCTGCAGACCCATCTGCTGGGTTTGTTGACCGAGGGCGCCCATTGCCTGACCGGCTTGGAGCATACGAGCAAAGTCTTGGCCAGACAAAGTGCCGGCTTGCTGGGCGGCCTGCAGGTTTTGAGTGCCTGCTTGACCAGCCAATTGACCGTACATCTGACCAAGGGCACCCAGTTGGGCACCAGCCTGACCGTACCGTGCAAGGTCTGCACCTTCCAAACCAGCAGCTGATTGACCCATGGCGGCTTGCTGTTGAGCACCTGCCAGCATGCGCTGGTAGTCCGCAGCAGTGAGGCCTGCAGTTGTTTGACCGATGTTGGCCATCTGACCAGAAGCCTGGAGCAGACGAGCTTGATCGGCGGCAGAAAGGCCGGCCATTTGTTGGCCAAAGCCTGCTTGCTGTTGAGCGGCTTGCAGCTGACGTGCGCGATCGGTCTGCAGTTGCTGACCAGCTTGCGTGTAGCCAGACTGCAAGGCGGCTGATTGTTGGGCCAGAGTCGATTCTTGGGTGTCGCGCAAAGCACGGCCGATAGCCTCGCCGCTACGGCTGCCGCCAAACGTACCAGAGCGGATTGCCTGGTCTTGAATGCTCGGAAGCAGATTTTCGCGAAGGTTACGGGCTCCAAGAGCTCCAATACGGTTGACCACCTGCTCCGTGTACGGGTTCATGTAGTCTTCAATGCCACCCAAACCAGTCTGAGCCCCTTGACCAGAAAGCTGCGCTGCTTGCCGCATGTACGGTTGGGCCAGGGCAGCAGTGTCTGCGGAGCCTGCTTGTGCAGTTCCAAACGCCGCTTGATTCAGGTACGGCTGAGCAAGGCCAGCAGCTGATTGAGTCGCTTGGCTCGTGAGCTGATTGGCCTGATTGAAGTACGGTTGGGCCAGGGCGCTGGTGTCACCGACTTGTTGGCGCAGGTAGTTGCCAGCTTCCCCAAGCATCGGGGTCGCTGCGTTATACGGGTTGTATTGAAGTGCCTGATTGATGTATGGTTGAGCCGTGCTCAAGGCACTGCCGGCCCCTGCGTTGTAGATCGCATTCTGCGACTGATCAAGCATTGGCTGATAGGTCCCAGACAGGTTCAGGGTATTTGTGTACGCCTGATTCTGCGCGTAATCCCGCGGAGCAATTCGCGCTTGGCCGTACGGCTGATAGGGCTCTGCGGCAATGGCGTTTGCCTTGCTGATCAGGCCCTGCGTATAGTCAGAATACCAGGTGGGGACATTAGATGTAGTCTCACCATACGTCGTCACCGACGCAGGTGGACTACCTTGGAACAGGAAGTCCAAAACACCCATGTTACGCTCCCTTCAGGTAGCCCAGTGGGCTTTTGGCATTCGGGCTGATCTTGCCACCAACCAGGGCCTTGCCTTTGTGTTGGCGAAGTTTGGCACGCATGTCGTCAAGCTTTTTGGCTCCGGCCCTAGAGGATCCATTGCCAAGCATTGCCACGGTCTCGGCATCCATCACATACTCGCCATCAGACAAGACTGCAGGCACATCATCAGAGCGACCATCTGCGCCACCACCGATTCGCATGCTGTTCACCTGGCTCAAACCGCCCATTGCCTTGGCTTGGGGAGGTGGGTTGCCGTATTGGTAGTATTGGTAGTAGGCCATGCGGGGATCACGAGGACGCTGAGGGGCCGGCCGAGGACGACCAGGCATCATACCTCCTTGAGGCATTGGTCCCTGAGGCATTCCAGGACGGCCCTGGGGCATGCCCTGGCCTGCCGGATGCTGTTGGGCCATAGCTGCCATCATCTGGGCACGACGAGGATCTGCCTGCATTGCTTGAGCGGCTCCACCCTGCGCATAGTGCTTCATCTGAATCAGTCCGCCCATCTTAGAGGGCGTTGGATTCTGACCTGGGATTGGTACAGGCACAAAACGAGTGTTTTTGAAGAACTGATGCTCGCCACCTTGCCCAACCTGACCGTACTTGCTGAGGTCGCCACCGTAGTTGGTACGGTCCCTCATGTACTCGTACAGGTCCAAGGACTTAGTGAAGTTCTTGTCTTGCGTAGAACCTTTTGGCGGAGGTGTGGCACTAGGAGGAGCTTTAGAACCGCCGAGCAATGCTGCCCCTCCAAGACCAACAGCCCCAATTTCCCATGGGCTGGCGCCCTTGTACCAGTCAGCCACCCCTGTGCCTGCAGCTTTTGCAGCATCTGTAAGGTTGCCGGCCTTCAAGCTGTCCCAGAAACTAGGAGTTCCTATATTTTCATTGCCGTACGTAATTGTGGTGGGCGTAGGAGTAGCTCCGCTAGGACTGATTGTCACGTCAGGCGTTGCATTTCCATAGATCTGGCCGTTCTCGCCTGTGAACGTAGTCGGAACGCCGTTCTCCATGTAAGGAGGCAAACCAGTCATGTCAGCAGTCAAGCCTTGGCCACCGCCCATGCTTGTGAGGTTGGGGGCGCTTGACAACTGTAGACCAGGACCGCCACTCACACCCTTGGGAGCCAAACTGTAGTCCACACCCTTGGGAGCCAAACTGTAGTCCACACCATTGGGAGCCAAACTGTAGTCAGTAGGAGTGAACTGGGGAACCTGCAAGCCAATGTCCGGTTTCATGCCAGCAGACAGAGTGAAATCAGGAGCAAAGCTCGTGTCCAATGAAGGAGCCTTGAACGTAGACGTGGTCACTTCTGGAAATGCCGCAGGAATATTTGCCGCA